CCTTTTCAAACAGGATGTCGGCAAGTCAAAATCAAAAGAAGTATCAGGCGACTTAGTTCCTGCATCAGAAATGATTCAGATTAAGAACAGTAAAGACGTTGGATATGGTTCTAAAAAGATTTGGACTCGTTCTCAAATCGCAGCTATGTCTCAAAGCGAATTTGATAAGAACGAAAAATCTATAACTGACGCAATGTCTGAAGGACGTATCATAAATGATAATCCTAAAAGAAGTTACGGCGGTTCTGGAAATCCGACTTATTAAATAACTTATAGATAGTAGTTGCACTTTTAACAACAACTCAACTAGAAAAGGAGAAATACTATGGCTGTATTTCAAAATGCTAGTGGAGCTAGTAATAATAACTTTAATGCGGGTACCTCGGGTCAAACGAATGAATTTTTCGTTCCTGAAATTTTCTCGAAGAAGATTCAAAACTTCTTTAGAAAATCATCTGTAATTGAAGCTATTACAAACACGGATTATGCAGGTGAAATTTCTGCTTTTGGTGATACAGTAAATATCATTAAAGAGCCGACAATCACTGTCGCAGCATACACTCGTGCAGCTTCTACGGCAACTCAATTCCTAACTGACCAAGAGTTAACACTTGTTATTGACAAAGCAAACTCATTTAAGTTTATTGTCGATGACATTGAGGAAAGACTTTCTCATGTTAACTTTGCATCAGTAGGTGCTTCAAGTGCGGCATACACACTAAAAGATACAATGGATTCAGAAGTATTAACTACAATGTTTGCAGGTGTATCTACGTCAAGCCCAGACCATCGCTTAGGAGGTGATGGAAATGGTTCTGTATCAACTAGTTTTGGAACTAATGACCCATTAGATATGGGTAACGGAAGTTCTGAGCTAAGTCCTCTAAAAATTATGGCTAGAATGGCTAGACTTTTAGATGACTCACAAGTTCCTGAAGAAGGAAGGTGGTTCGTTGCAAAACCAGAGTTCTACGAAGAACTAGCTGACACCGATTCAAAACTAATGTCATCTGACTTTAACCAAGGTGATGGTGGTGTAAGAAACGGATTAGTAGCTTCTGGTCAAATCAGAGGATTTTCTTTATACAAATCTTCTAATGTACCTGCAGTTACTGGTACAAACTCAACTGGCCAATGCTTAGGAGGACACATGTCTTCTACAGCTACTGCTCAGTCAATCCTAAATATTGAGACTCTAAGAGACACTAATAGTTTTGGTGATATCGTTAGAGGTCTTCATGTTTATGGAAGACAAGTTCTTAGGGATGACGCTATAATAAAAGCTGTCTACGCTATAGACTAAACCAAATCGCAGGGGTGATTAAGTTCATCCCTGCTTTTTTATAAAAGGACAATATTATGGGAAAAGTTAAAAACGGTATTAATTACGAAGATGTTATTGCAAGACACCAACCATCAATCATGGAAGGTAATAATGTAAACTCTGTTGACCATGGAAAAGATAAATATCCAAAACAATATGGTAAAGTAGATTTAAGAAGAGATTGTGATAAAAGTGAAATGGGCACAAAAGGAGATACTAGTATGTATCCTGATATGCCTATTAATAAATTAAAACTTAACTTATCATAAAAGGAATTTAAATGGCTGCTCCATTTAGAACATATTTAGATTTATGTAATACTATATTACGAGAACTTAATGAAGTTGAATTAACTTCTTCAACTTTTACTAGCGCTTTAGGTATACAAAAATTTATTAAAGATACTATAAATAGAGCTTACTACGATATATGTAATGCAGAAGATAAATGGAATTTTTTAGCTGTAGGAGACCCACTTAATGATTACTATGGTAATGCAGTTATAGAAACAGCTGCAGGAACAAGGTGGTATGATTTACAATCTGCACAAACACTTTTAAATCAATATAGTTTTATTGACTATGATAATATAGTTATAACAGAAGAAGGAGTAACAGGTAAGACAGCTCCATTTGAAATATTTAAACTACAACCAATGTCATTATCTAACTGGCAAAGATTGTATGGAGTACAAGAAGCAAAAGATAAAAGTGATACTCAATCTTATGGAATACCTAGAAGAATTATAAGAGCACCTGCAAATGATAAGATAGGTTTTTCTCCAATACCAGATGGTGTATATAAAGTATATTTTTATGCTTATGCACAACCAACAGAATTAACAGCCCATGGAGATACAGTGGTATTTCCAAAACAATATACATCAGTATTATTAGCAAGAGCTAGATACTATGTACATCAGTTTAAAGATAATATGTCTCAAGCACAGTTATCTGAAGTAGAGTTTCAAAAAGGATTAAGAACAATGAGAGAACAACTTCTAGAACCATTCCCAGTTTCAATGGATGATAGAAGAAGTGTTTATGTCTAATAAAAAAAAGACACATGTAAAGTTACCACCAAATTGGATAAAGGTAAATAAAAAAGAAGTAATTAAAAAATTTTTTAAAGTATGGCAGAACAAGGTATTTCGATAAACTGTGAGGGCGGCTTAGATTTAGTATCTAGTACAGCCTTGTTATTTAGAACACCAGGAGTAGCACAAAGATTAAATAACTTTGAGTCTTCTATACACGGTGGTTACAGAAGAGTTAGTGGATTTAGTAAGTTTGGTAGTAGTCAAGTAACAGGTTCTACTGACCAAATAGAAGGATTATTTAGATACGCAAAAGGTGTAGTAGCTTGTGCATCTAGTAATATTTATTATAGTGCAGACGGTACTACATGGACACAAGTAAATAAAGATACTTATCAAGCTAAAACTGGAACAGTTGCAGTAACTTCTGGCGGTGCAACAATAACAGGAAGTAGTACAGCTTTTACATCAGAGTTTGCAGTTGGTGATGATATACTAATTAATGGAGAACAGTTTTTAGTATTAAGTATTGCTAGTGATACTTCAATGACAGCAGATGGTAACTTTCAATCAAGTGCATCTAGTCAAACTATAAAAAAGAATGGTTCTACTATTTCTCAATTAAATAGTGCAAGTGCAGTATCAAGAGGTTCTCAAAGTCTTTGTGAGTTTACTGTTTATGAAAGTAATAAACAATATGGTAAACTTTACATAGCAGATGGTATTAACAAAGTTGGTGAACTTACAATAGAAATTACAAATGCAGGAGTACATACTTATGCATTTAAAGAATTAAATAGGTCAGCTCCTACAGACCCAGAACTAGTAACTATATTTAGTGAAAGATTAATTGTTGCAGGACAGTCTAGTAATCCACAACAAGTTGCTTATAGTACAAGATTAACACCAGAAAGTTTTACAGGTTCATCTGCAGGTACAGTAGATGTAGGAGACCAGATAGTTGGAATAAAATCTTTTCGTAATAAATTAATTATATTTTGTAAAAATAGTATTTATCAATTATCAGGATTAGATGGCACACCAGTTTTATCATCAGTAACTAAAAACATTGGTTGCATAAGTGGTAGAACTATACAAGAGATTGGTGGAGATTTAATATTTTTATCTCCAGATGGTTTAAGAACTATTGCTGGTACAGCTCGTATTGATGATATAGAATTAGGTTCTATTAGTAGAAAAATTTTACCTGTGTTTAGAGATGAAATTTTTCCTAACTTATCTACTATAACTTTTTCAAGTATGGTTATTAGAGAAAAAAGTCAATATAGATTATTTTATTTTAAAAATGGTACAGCAGACCCACAACAAAAAGGAATACTTGGAACGTTTAAGATATCATCACAAGGTGTTCCGTTATATGAGTGGAGTCAAACTACAGGAATACCTGCTCGTATAACACATTCAGGTTTTGATGAAAACAACGACGAAGTTTACTATCATGCAACTACAGATGGTAGAGTTTACAACCACGATACTGGAACTAGTTTTGATGGTAGTAATATTGCATGTGAGTATAAAACACCAGATTTAGATTATGGGGATTCTGGTGTTCGTAAAACTTTATATTATATTAAAACAAGTATTAGAGCAGAAGGTTCTAATGATAATTTAAAAGTTTTATGTAGGTATGATTTTGATGATAATAACGTTCCACAACCAAGTGAATTATCAGTAGGTTCATTAGCAAGTCCAGCAGTATTTGGTACAGCAGTGTTTGCATCAGCGGTTTTTGGACAAACTTTATTTCCACAACAA